CGTGTGGTGATCGGTGGTCAGCTGTACTCTCGCAGCGAACTGAAGTGGGCGGAAGACAACGGTCTGTTGCCAGTCGGTATCCAGAACGGTGCTCCGTACCAGGTGACCAACCCAATCATCCCGATGAAAGGGCTGACCGATATCGACACCTACGAATGGCGTGACAAGTCGTGGGCAGTGGATAACGAGATCGAGGACTACATGTCCCTCTATCTACCTCAGAAGCCCCCAGCCACTCCGAACCCGATCCCGGCTTGGTATAGGGTTTACAGTCCGCTCTGCACCAAGTTGATCTACGACATGCTCGATGGCGTGATCAACATGAACGAGTTCAAAGAGGAGTACAGCCTCGAATGGCTTCGTGAGCGGATGCGTGGTTACGACTGGCTGCTCAAGTACGATCCTTCGCTGAAGGAGGAAGTTGACCTGCAACACGTCATCATCCACCCTCACCCGGAAGATGGTGCGATCGGTCTCAACATCTACCAGTACCGCCTGCTGGACCGTGTGATCCAAGTCATGCTCGATGGTCGTGTTTCGATCACCCGTGACCTGGTAGTCGTCGAAGAAGGCTTTGAGCACGATTCGATCGATCACCCGCATCCACATCAGACCTGGGAGTCTGTGGGTCAATAATCACAGGGGAGGGTAACCTCCCCCTCACTTGGATATGGAAATGGCTGAAGTCACTATTCCGCTTGGTAACGGCGATTCCGTTATCGTGTTCAAAGACCGCCGGGCCCTGACGTTCAATCTCCAGGACCTGTACAAATACAAGTTGGTCGATAGCTCGCCCGACATCATCAAAACCGAGAAGGGTGTCCACATCGCCAACGAAGGCGACTTGGTCTACGACTTCTCCATGGGCTGGTTCCGTGTCAGTCGCGTGGATTACACCACCTACGTGGCCGAGCTGAACATCTGGGAACCCCTCGATACTGGGGAGTCTCTGGCACAGCTGGACATCCTGTTGGGTACTGGTCCTGGCTACGCTAGTGAAACCTGGCGCTGCTACCTGGACACTCGTGTGTTCCCTCACCGCCTGCAAGTGGATAACCAACTCCACATCCGCGGTTCTGAGGCTCACGAGATCCGCATCTTTAAAGGTGTGAACGTCTCGGTCTCTGGTGAAGTCATCAGTGCGTACTACGTTAACAACGAATACGTCAATGATGCCATTCCGCTGGAAGTCTACGCGACGACCAAGTTGGACAACATCGCTGAGAAGATCCCGAAGATGGGCTACACCAGCCGTAAGTTGAATGACGGCGAAGTGGTCACAGCGGTGACGTACAACATCCACGGTACGCCGATCGACTACAACAAGCTCCTGATCCACAACACCAACCTGACTCGTGCTCCAAGCGAAGCTCAGAAGCGTGTGGCTGGCATCAAGCTGATCACCAGTCGTCTGTCCAGTTCCGAACCGAACGTGATCGAGATGCCAATCAACATCACGGTAGCGTCCCTGGCCATGCGTGCCCAAGTGACCTACACCGACGGCACCAGTTCCATCATGGACGTGGTGGACGAAGACGCCAACGGCAAGTTCCGCATCAATGGTCTGAAGTACTGGTCTCCAACCGTGGGTGGTCGCGAGCAGAAGCTCGAGTTGACCTACGAGTTGTCGCAGAACGAGGAATACTCGTACACGCAAGGTCAGACTGCCAACGGCCGCGTGACCGAACCGTACCTGATCCGTGGCATCGAGTCCGATCCAGCATACAGCCTGAAGCTCTACGCCTACCCAACGTGGAAGGACAGCGTCAACGGCTACATCCTGGACTACTGGCTGTACGACGCTACCCGTCAGACGGCGCTGCGCGTTCCTCGTAACGCTGTGGAACTCCATCCGGACAGCTCGCCATTCAACGGCATCGACTTCACCACCATTCAGATCATGAAAGTGGCAGTCAAGATGAAGTTGATCGACGCGGCTTACGGCGACTACCAGCACGTTCAACAGTTCCAGGTCAGCTTGCTCCGCTCCGGTGGCATGCAGCAGACCAACTGGCGCATGAAGTTCTCCGACAACCAGGTCGACTGGTACGGCGACAACCTGATGGCCAAGATCACTGCCAACACTGGCGGTCTGTCTTACATCGAGTTGGCGAATGGCTTCACCAAGCAATCCGATTGGCTCAACGCTCTGTACTACGGGATCAACCCACTGTACGACAACATGAGCGAAACCATCGCGCCAGCGCCTACCCACGTCATCATCACTACGAACACCCGTACGTTCGAACTGCCGATCAGTCAGTGGGCTACCAAAACGATCTTCGTCAACGACGTGATCGAGGGTGGCGTCATTTACCTGAAGTGGATCAAGCGTATGATCAACGGCGATCTACAGCTGGGTGTCAGTGGTGTGGTTTGTCACAACTATTGATTAGGAGACGGCTGGGGTAACTCCCAGCCGTACACCAACTTATGGCCATTTTGTACGAAAAGGATTGGGACAAGTATCCCGACGCGATTGTTCACACGGAATCTCGTAACGAGTCCTGGGTGAGAATGGCGGGCAAATACAAGTTGATGGGAGTCAAGCATTGGTACATGATGCTGGCATTGATCCAGCCTGAGTTGGCCAAATGGGACCCTTTCGACCCTAACCTGCCTGAACACATTGTCCAGATGATGATGCTGGAATGCGAAGAGAACCCTTGGTACTTCTTCCGGGAGATCCAACGGGTACCTGCCAAATCTGGTGGTGGTTCTCACCCACTGCGGGCTAACCGCGGTAACATCGCCATGTTCTGGTGCGTAATGAACTCCTTCATTACCTACGTCCAGCAAATCCGTCAGACCGGTAAGTCGCTGAACACCCGCGCTGTGGTGAACTACTTCCACAACGTGGCAGCTCGTGATTCCATGCACATTCTGTTTACCAAGGGCGACCTGCGTAAAGAGGAGATCAAGGAATACAAGCTGATGCGGGACCTGCTGCCTAAGTGGATGTGGTACTTGCATCCTAAGGACGCGGACAACCAGCATGAGTTCACCACCCTGTCCCGTGGCAACCGCACCAAGTCGTACGTTCCTCAAGGTGACCCTGAGGCAGCTAACGGCGTGGGTCGTGGTACAACTCCAACCCTGGTAACAGGTGACGAGGTTCCTTTCCTTCCGTACGCAGAGATCTCGATTCCTTCCCTGATCGCTGCAACCACAGCCTCTTTCGACGAAGCCCGCGCAAACGGTTCCATGCACGGCATCTTGTACACGACTACGGCCGGTGACTTGTCCACCGATTCCGGTAAGTACGTGTTCGAGAAGATCAAGTCGATCGCGATGTTCTTCAGTGAGATCCTTTACGATTGCGTTGACCGTAAAGACGCCGTGGCCACTATCCGGGCTAACAGTAAGTCGGAAGCGCCCTACGTCGACATCTCCTTCAACCACCTGCAACTCGGTTACAGTGACGAGTGGCTGCGTGAGAAGATTGCTACCGTACCAGCGTCCCGAGACAAGATCCGTCGAGACTACCTGGGACAGTGGACGTTCGGTTCTGCCAGTAACCCGATCAAGGAGAAAGTCCTCAACCGTATCCGGAAGAGTCTCAACCAAGAGCCGATTACCGACAAGTCGAACGAATCGTACATTATCCGATACCACGTTCCGAAGGAAGAAGCCCTGCGCCGTAAGTCGGTACTGGGTCTCGATACTTCCAACGCCGTGGGACGAGACAGCATGTCGGGCATCATGGTGGACATCGAAACCGGTGAGGTGTTGTTGGCCTTCTCGGTCTCTGAGTCCAACTTGATTCGATTCTCGATGTGGTTCAGTAAGTTTATCCAGGAATTCAAGGAGATGACGGTTATCCCTGAAGCCAAGTCTACTTGGATCACCATCCTGGACTACCTGCTGATCGATCTACCGGTGAATGGCGTTGACCCTGGCCGTCGCATCTACTCTCGGGTTGTCGATCGTGCAGAGCTCTCTGAGAGCGCTAAGCGGGACTATCGTGAGTACTCGCATGGCGTTCCTACTGAACGGAAGTTCTTTCCGTACCGTGCGGACTTTGGCTTCCCTACTTCGGGACCACTGCGGGAAGCGTTGTACATCGACATCATGCCAGTGGCTACTGAAACGACTGCAACCATGATTCGGGATGCCTCACTCATTGAGGAACTCTCGACCCTGGTGGAACGTCGTGGGCGGATTGACCACGCCTCCAGCGGACACGATGACCATGTAATCTCATGGCTCATGACTCACTGGTTCATGCGTTCTGCTCGTAACCTGGATCACTACGGTATTGATACTCGCCGTATCTTGAGTCGTTTGCGTACTGCGGCCGTTGAATCGCCACAGGAAAACAAACGGATCCTGAAGGAAGAGAAACTCCTGACGGATATCCAGTTGATGGAGGAGAAGATCGACAACAGCAAGTCTCACATGGAACGTAAGTACCTGGAGACCAAGTTGAAGGTCATGCGCTCCGAACTGAAGTCGGTCGAAGTGGTGGACAGTGGTGTGTCTATCGATAAACACTCCGACACGGCCAGGTTTGACAAACAAGCTCGTGCGAAGTCCAAACATCGCGACCAGCTGTTTGGTGGGTTCAAGAACAACACGTTCCTTCGACGTTAACGGCATAGAGGCAGGGGCGGTAAACCCCTGCCTCTATGCTGCGCATTACGCTGAACGACGGTTCAGGTTTTCGAGCTCAACGCCGATCACCAGCGTGTGGTCTTGGTGTTCCTGACCCCACGTTTCCAGCAAGCCGGTCTGGTAGTCAACCCGGACAACGAACGGACCAATGTCTGCGGTGTAGCCATTGGCTTCACGTTTGACCGGACCGCCCTTGAAGCCGATGTACGAGCTGTTGGCCTCTTCGCCAGCTGCATCGAGGACGCCCATGATCTCGACATGCTTGATGCTGTCGGTGAAGCAAGGGTTGTCACCACCCAACAGGGCAATGAGGTTGGCCTTACCTTGCTTGAACGGAATCTTGTACTGATGCATTACGCCACCGCCTTACAAACCATGACTGGAACCGGAATACCCAACTCAGCACAACGTTTCTCAAGAGCTTCTTGAGCTGCCTGGAACTGACGCACTTGTTGGAGGTGCCACTCACGAGGACGTGGCTTGATCTTGCTGCGATCGAGCTGACTAAGCCGGACCATTAGACAGCAACCTCGTGTTCGATCTGGCTGAACGCATCAACCTTCTTCTGGGTGACGTTCATGTACAGCTTGAGCAGATCACGCTCGATGTCGGCCAAGTCGCCAGGAACGCCTTCCAGAGCATCCAGACGGGCTTGGAACTCGACCATGTCCGCCAGGATCAGCTGTTGGTCGTAAGTGAACTGACCAACATGACCCAACGCCAGGTGGGATTCGTCGAACGCCTCTTTCGGAGACCAGGAGATGTGACCGTTGGAGTACTTGACGTTGTACCCAGCTTGACCGTCCTTTTCCTGTTCCCAGGCCATTACGATCTTACGACCTACGTAGTGTTGAGTCATGTTGCTATTCCCTTATTGGCGGTAGTGTTTCATAGTGAATGTGCGGAGGAGGATGTAAAGCAGTACTGCGTTGCGGACAGCTGCGATGAGAACACCGTTCTTACTCTTCAGAGTCCGGCGGGCGATCCCTTCAGCCAGTTCGCGCATTTCGATGATCTGCGGATCTGCGGTACGACTGGCTTGATAGAGAGCACGCATCTTCTTGAGCAACCCGCCGATGTCACTTTGGTTCTCCATCACGTTAGGATTTCGAGCCAGGTAATTGAAGGCGTGTTGCAATACGACCGTACAAAGCTGTTGAACGTCTTTGTCGGCACGAGGCGAGGAGTTGGCACTCATGTATTGCAAAGTCGCCTGCAACGAGCTCTTAGGCATCGTAGGGACGGTCTTGGCAATCACTTCGATGAGTTCAGGCACCATGAAGCTGTTCTTGTCCGGGAGCACTTCCAGGATGTAGCGCATATAGGTAGACACGAGTCGTGTTTTATCACGCACTTTCAACTCGCCATCCATCTCAATCATGGAGCTACTGGAACGGATCTGCATCTCAGGACTGTTCTTAACGACGGTGAAGACGTCCCGGATGTTCTTCAGGATATCCTTGATACGACCTTGAGTGTCGTTCACCATATATACAACTTTGTCGTCGTTAAGAAATGACAACAGTTCTTTATAGTGTAGCTCACCTTTACCTACGACTGCTGCCGCACGAATGCGTAGCAGGGCACCCCAACTACCAGCCACCTTCAAACCAAAGCGTTTGTTGAGGGCTGCGTAGGTAGCCTGTGCGATAATCGGGTCGGCGTTATAACGGAACCAATCGGTGAGGATGGAGGTGATGAACTTGTATTGCACAACCAGGATGGAAGCAAGCGCGCCTTCATAACGCTGCTGTTCATTCAGCAACGGACTGGTGAGGAAACGGTGAGCCATCCAGAAACAGCTGAGGTTCATTACGTCGCTGGATACATGGCGGTGAGGTAGGATAGCAGGCAGGGCGTGGAGATCATCCTCCAGCGAGTCCTCATCGGCATCCATGACTTCGTTGAACCAGCGGTTGCGATCCTCGTCCTTAAAGCGGACAGGGTGGACGCCCATGAGGTTTCCGCCGAAGAACGCGATGTGTGTGTCGTTCTTGTTTACGAACTGCTGCTCGTAGACTTTTACCTTTGTCAGAAACTTCACGTCAAAAATGATGTGAGAACAGTGTTTCTCAAAGGTACTGTTGACGCAAGGCGAATCGGCCTTTACAGACGGCAAGACGTTGCTCATGAGTACCTCAATAAATCGATTGAAATTAATTATGACAGTACATTACTGCCATGATCAGGAGAAGAAAGATGTCGATCAAAACTGAAAGCATTAGCACTGGCCAAGGTATCGAATGTGAAGACTGCTGCTCGTTCGCGAGCATGCGCGTTGTCACTCCGAAGGAGACGTTCCATCTCTGTGGCCGACATTACAATGACCGCCGTGACGACTTTGACGTCTCAACCCCGGCAAAAGAAACCACATCATTAGGCTGATTTACCGTGGAGGTAACCATGCATCAGACTCAAGTAGCCCAACGAAGCGCGTTCGCTCACGTCCTTGAACACCACACTCTGGATTATCTCATGTGCGATAACGAACTGAGCCAGCGACTGGTCTCAATGAACGAAGAAGTTGAAGTCCCGCGCACTGTCGTTGGGATGTCCTACCCACCGACCAAACGTTGGTCGTCTACCGAGACTTGCCTGGAGTATCTCCGCATTCTCGCCTACGTTCCAGATCACCACTACGAACTGGAAATGGAAAGCGCCACCTTCCCACTCATGATGCTCCAGGTTCATGAGAACTATCGTCCTGAGCTCTCCCTGGATGAGTTCCACGACGAAGTATCGACCAAGGCTGGCGTCATCAAGCTGTTGGTCTTCCTGACCGGTGAAGAGTATCCTGCGAAGCCGTTCTCCTGGGAAGGGTTGTTCTGGGATATCCAGCCAATCGATCAGTTCCAAGCCATCCAACAATGACATAAAGGCGGGGGTGAAAGCTCCTGCCTTTATGCTGCGTCCTCTTCGGCTCAGTTCGCTGGGCGTGGTCGAAGTAAACCATCACCATGCCTGACGGCAAGGGAGCGTGTAATGAAACGTCAATTCCATGGCCACCCGCAACGGCCTAACAATCAGCAACAAACCCCACAGTCCACTCAAGAGAAACCCGCCATGACTTTCGAAGTTAACGAACACGAAAACGAAAAAGGTAATGGTCACCAAGGCGACCAGTCCCGCCAACCAGTAGCCGGTAGCACTGACACCGCCGTTACCCACGGCGATGTTCACCTGGCCCTGCGTTGCCGTCAAGCGGCCCTGGACGTCGTTCTGGATGGCGTGCCGTTGATGCGTGCCCAATCCCGCCTGATGAGCATCGTGGACAGCCAGTGGTGGCAGCAAGCCTTCGAGCTGACCAATCAGGAAGTCCTGCGCCACCGCGACATGCTGGCCGAAGGCGCAACCTTCCAAGAGATCGTTCTCTCCGCCGAAGACAACGGTGAAGACATGATCTCCCTGGCCAAGCGTCTCAACGTCAGCTTTGAATCCATCGCTGACGCCCTCGACAACCGCGACACTGTGAAGATCTAAGGAGCCGACATGGCTGGCAAGACTACTGCTAAAGCACCATCTGGTACCGCTGCGGACAAACCGCAAACCCGTGCTAAGCCAGGCCCTAAGCCTGGTGCTGCGAAAGCGGCTACCAAACCCGCTGCCGCTAAACCGGCGGACCCTAAACCGGAAGCACCTACCAGCCCGGAGCAACTGGCGATGAAGGTCGACCACACCAAGGAAAACAGCGATACCTTCATGACGATCGTCGAAGTGGGTACCGCGAAGAAGGTGTTCTTGGAGAACATGGCTCATGCCCTGATCTTCGACATCTTCCAAATGCACCAGGTGCTCCACGCGCTCCGCAGCATCACCGACGTAGAAGCCAGTTACTTCTTGGACTTCTACGCCTCCCGTCTGCGTCCGCTGTTGGTCGAAGACATCCTGAACGGCGACATCGGCGGTCTGCTGGACCTCGGTGTCTGGTACGCACTGGACGGTCAGGAAGAGATCCTCACGGAAGGTCTGATCACTCGCCTCGGCGATGACATCCAGGCTACCCCTGAGCAAACTCGCAAGCTGGCCATCGAAGCCGTCTACGGCGACAACCGCAACGAGACTCCTTCCAGGGGTGAACGTTGGATGCCTGCCCTACACCGCAACAGCTCCCGTGAGGACCTGGAACGTGTAGCGCCAGGTCATGGCGGCCGGTCGGCCTCGGATGCGCGTGAGAGCACTTATACCTCGCGCCGCAACCGTTAACGATTAAGAAGGATGGGAGGGGAGGGCCAACCCCTCTCCTGTCTTTCTTTTTTTGTGTAAATAATGACACCGTTGGCTAGATAGTATGTTTCACCTCTTTTCATGCTGGAGAAGGCGAGGAAGGGGGTGGTATAGACTCGAGCGAAGCGATGAGGATATACCGGGGGATGGAGTGGATGAGGCATAACTCAATCTAGTCTGACCAGTGAGTGTAACGAACGCCGTTAGACTAGATTATCTATATAGCGCCGCAGGCGCTAATAGGGTTGTAAAATATTACAGAATAGCTAAATCCTATTTAGATCTAAAGAGAGTCTGGGTCTACTGCCCAGACTCTATGCTCTTAATAGACCGAATAAGATGAGTGCGGTTTACCACCGCACGAAATCATTACTCCAACAACCAAGGGTCTTTTCGATGTCCTACTATGCTGAACTACTCAAGGGGAGTTTTGAATCCCTGAAATCCGCTACTGAGCCAGGCATGCG